AATGACAAGTGTATAAAATGTAAACTAATGGATTGTGTGGATGTTTGTCCTGTAGATTGTTTTTACGAGGGCGAAAACATGCTTGTTATTAATCCTGATGAATGTATAGATTGTGGCGTATGTGAGCCTGAATGTCCTATTGAGGCTATCACAACAGATATTGACGCCAGTAAATTAATGATAGATGTAAATAAAGAATATTCTAACATCTGGCCTAATATTACCGAAAACAGAGAATCTCCATTCGGAGATAAATTAAAAGACGAACCTAATAAGTACGAAAAATACTTTAAAGAAAATCTAAAAAAATAACTGCCCTTAGCTCAGCTGGATAGAGCAACTGCCTTCTAAGCAGTAGGTCACAGGTTCGAATCCTGTAGGGCAGGCCAACTATATTTTTAAAACAAATTTACGAAAACTACATCCAAACGAACACTTATGACACATGTTAATACACTTTGGAAATATCTTAAAATAATTTAATATTTTTCTAATCATACTGAAAAAGAAGTCCCACAACCACATGAAGATTTGGCCATAGGGTTTTTAAATTCAAAGTTACTTCCCCATATTTCTTTTTTATAATCTAATTCCATACCTGTAAGATACAATTCATTAATTCTATCTATTAATAATATATTATCTACTATCATATCGTTTCTAGTTTCTTCATCTGAAAACGACCATTCATATTCAAAGCCGGCACAACCACCACCTTTGACTTGTAAACGAACATATTTTTTATCATGTTCTTTTATTAAGTTTCTTAAATGTATTAAAGCGTTATCTGTTAATTGTATCATTTTAACCAAGCGACCTTTAATCCTAATTGTTTTCTTCTTTCGTGTTCTTCTAAAGAGCCTGGATATCTCCAACCCCATATAGCACAAAATAACATTGCACCACCAGTCCACATTATTGCTTTAATATTTCCTGTAGTAAACCACATTAAAACTAAACTAGACGACATTGTTAATAACATTAAATATTTTGCTTTAGTAGGGAAAACTCTTTTAGATGACCAGTTAGTTAAAAACGGTCCAAATAGTTTATGATTCATAATCCAATTATGCATACGCTCTGAACTTCTTGCAAAACAAAAAGCCGCTCCTACTGCTGGTGTTGACCAAGGTAAACCTGGTAAATAAACACCTATAATAGCAATCACTAATAGAATGCTACCTAAACTAAACCATAAGGCTTTCTTCAAATTTATTTTCATTTATTCTTTCCACAGCGTTTAATCGCCGTTTTTACTTTTAATACCATATCAAATATATGTGCGTCTTTATGATAAGGTGTTGGTGTAAATCTTAATCTTTCTGTTCCTACTGGCACGGTAGGAAAATTTATTGGTTGTACATAGATACCATACTTATAAAGTAATTCATCTGAAACTGCTTTACATTTCTTAGCGTCACCAATCATAACAGGTACAATATGTGAATCGTTATCCATAACTTCTATGCCTTGTCGTTTTAATTCTTCTTTTGTTGTCTTTGACCTTTCGTGTAATTTTTCTCTTAACTCCGGGTGGTCTTTTACATACTTAATACTTGTTAATGCACCAGCACAAATAACTGGTGATAAACTTGTTGTAAATATAAACGCACTTGATAAACTTCTTATTGCGTCTATGAAATCTCTTTTACCTGCAATGTATCCGCCTTGAACACCATAAGCCTTTGCAAGTGTACCATTAATTATATCAGGTTGGCAACCCTCCCTTTCACATATACCGGCACCTGTTTCACCATACATACCAACTGCGTGTACTTCATCAATATAACTAATTGCATTATACTTTTTACATAACTCTAATATTTCTTTTACTGGTGCTATATCACCGTCCATACTATAGATAGATTCAAACACAACAACTTTGGTACCTGTATTTGACATTAAGATACCTTCTAAATCTTTTAAGTCGTTATGTTTCCATATTTCTTTTCGTGCCTTACTATGGCGAATACCTTGAATAATAGATGAATGATTCATCTCATCTGAAATATATAAAACATCACCTAATACTTTTGGTATAGTTTCTAATGTCGTTTGATTTGCATTATAGGCACTTGTAAATAATAATGCACTTTCTTTTTTATGTAATTTTGCTAACTCTAATTCTAATGCAACATGATAATGTGTAGTACCAGATATGTTTCTTGTTCCGCCTGCACCTGCGCCTGCCGTTTCTAATGCTGTCTTCATTGAATCAATTACATAAGAATGTTGACCCATACCCAAATAATCATTAGCACACCAGTTAACAATCTTTTTAATTGAATACTTACTATACCAGATGGCCTCTGGAAAATTACCTGCCGTTCTTAATATGTCATTAAAAACTCTATAACGACCATCATCTTTTAACTCATCTAATACTTTTGTAAACTTATCTAATTCATGCATACGACTATTTAGGCATAAAAAACAAACTCGCCGTCCCTCACCCTTTAACTACATATCAGTTTATCTCTGAATCTTTCCGACGAGTCCGGTGGTTCCGGAAATTTTTAAGATGTTTTTTAGGTAGGTACTAGGAGCTTTCCTGAAGCTTCAACATGACTATGTATAAAAAGTAAGATTTAGAGATTGGCCGTTATGAATAAGAAAGAGTATGTAATAGAAAATAGAAATAGGCCTGTGAGAACACCACAACCAAATACAATCCAAAATGTTTTATCTGTCATTATTTAATCCTTAATATGTTATGTACAAACCACTTTATGGTGGCCTTTAAGTATTTAGACACAAACCTTTTAAAGAAGTATCTACCAAAACGAACTATGATAAGAATAGGGCTAGACAATACATCATATACTAATAAGAGAACATCAACCGACAAGTCTATTAGATTATCTGTAGTTGCAATTTTCTTTAATCTGGCTTTCAACTTTGGAAACACGATTTTATCCTCCAGGATATTTCTAATGGTTGTTATTGCATTTATAGTTTAAGTTTTTGATTCGTTTTTTTATAGCGCTTTTCTCTGGTGGTTTTTAGGGGTTTAAGTCTATTGTCTTGCCACGGATGACAGCGGCCTTCTCCGTAACATCTGTCGAGGTCTTACTGACCAATATAGAACGGTTGCCATCTACAGTCATATTGTAATCACCTGTTACACGCAAGTTGTAATCGCCACCTATGTTTTGATTTAGATTGCCTGTCTTGGTAACCAGATTGATGTCCCCTTTATCTACTTGTATATTAACCGAGGCATTGGGGCCCACCTGTATATCATAGTGGTTATTGGTTGTACCACTTTTGTTAATATAAATCTTATGGCGGCCGTCTATTGTAATATCTGCGTTGCCTTCAATTATCTCTTGCCTTTTACCACCTAATATGTTATAATGGTCGCCTTTAATAATATCAACTCGGTTGCCATCTTTGTCAATCTCGTAGGATGTTCCTGTTCTATGCGACTGGAAGATTCGTTCATTGTCTAGCGAATCATCATACTCCATAATGTGGCCTGATTCGCTTTCAAATACATGATTATATGGATAAACGGCCGCATATGGTATTGTCGGCTGTGACCAGGTGTCCGAATCACTTGCGTTTATTTTTGTACTGACATGTTTGTTTGCAATTATCTCATCAAAGTCGGCCGTTGGTACACCTGTCTTTCTCATTGCCTTACGCAACTCTAAACCTAAATGTGGATTGGCACTATCATTAACGGCCAGTCTATTAGTATCAACCTCATCTTTATACTTCGGATAAACACCGTTAGGGTCATAAAAGCCTTTGTCGGTTTCGGCCAACTCAATAGGTTTACCAGGTAATGTGCCTATCACCATCGGCTCTTGACAAGTATCACCATCACGGAAGTAACCAAAGACCCATGCGCCTTCAACTATAAAAGATGGAGAATGGCCAAGTCCTGAAATGCCGGCACTAGTAACGGGGTGGATAACCTGCGACCACGGTAAATCGGCCGTTGGTAATTTTGTTTTATCTTGCGTATGAATACCCACGCAACGCACTCGCAAACGGCCAAGTTTCTGTGGGTCTTGCCTGTCTTCAACTACGCCGTTGAACCAAATAAAACCGTTTTTTCCTAAAAAATTGTTGTTATACATTTAAAATTTTCCGATATATGTCGCCTTTTAATACGCTAGCCATACGCATTTAATTGCCATTTCTTTTTTTCTTACGCAAACCACTTAAATATTGTGGTACTTTACCTTTTTGTTCTATTTTGTTGCGTACCTTATCTTTTAGACTACGCAAGTACGCCGTAGGCGCCGTTAGAGTTCGCTTCAAGACCTCTGTAAGTTTAAACACTCTACGGCCACCTCTATGTGGTCTCTGAGCATGTTTTCTGTTTGCCATCTCTTCTACATATAAGAATACTCTTCCTAACATACTCTTTCCTTTTCTAACTATATGAGGCCAATTGGCCATCTCAAAGTTGTTCATATACACTAAACTATCACCTCTCTTACACTATATATTATCGTTTCTTTCATATTCTCTATAACGGCCAATCTATCATGGCCTGCCTTTAGGCGCCGGACTCTTCGGATTCTCGGAGATTCTCTGAGCCCTACTCATTATGTTACAGTTCCCATTATGTTTTTATCTTCTTCGTATATGTCTGCTACTATCGGTTGACTATTATCTGTTAAGTTTTTAGCCGTTTCTATTGGAAAACCTTTATTTACTGCGTCTTTACAACATTTTAATACGCATGTGTAATTGCCATCTGTATTACTAACTACATGACGAATTGCCCATACTAGATAACGGCCAGAATAATAAGGGCTTGGTTCTTGTTTTTCGCCTTCACCAACTGGTTTCATTAACGGAACATCAAATTTTATCATGTCTCCTGCGCTTAGGAGAGAGTTTCCTGGTACTTCCAATGATAGTATGGCGTTTCTTAACTGATTTCTCTGCGATATACGAATTGGTAATGTCTGATTTACAGGCACAAACTCATAATCGTTATGGACTTTACTTGTTTCTGTCTTTACACTAGTATGACCATCTGGAAATTGACTTATATCCTTATCTGTATCATCAAATTTAGCAAATGGCAACATGGATTTATCACCACTCTTTGCACCGTTATTTGTTTCAGTATGGTAAAAATCACCATATGACTTCTCGTAATCAAAATTGTATTCTTTAATTGTTTTATCAAATGCGTTATGTACAATTAGTTTATTAGCAAACATGCCTGATTTCATATTGTTTAACATATCAAAAGGTGAATCAAATTCATATTGTATTGCACTTTTCATATCTGCCTCAACATCTCTTGTACCATCACTTCTTCTAATGTTTTTTAAACCAAATGTATATTCGTATTTGGCAGGTCTTTCTGTTGCACCATTCATAGCAAACATTGACTCTATACTTCTAAAAAAGAAACCATCTGGTGTTTCATAAAATACATAACCTGCATTATTATATTTTTTAGATATACACTCTTTTGATAACATATTAATTGCGTCAAATGGTCGTAAACTAGGTATTACATATTTGGCATTTGTCTTTGTTGGTTCAAAAAAGAATTTCTTTTTACTATTTAAATATTCTTTACTTCTTAAAATATATTCTACACCATCTTCCAATGTACCAGAAAATGCTTGACTTACCTTGCTCATTCTGTTATAATAATCTTCTTTTGATGTAAAGAATATATCATACATTTGAGTTCTTTGTGATGACTCTAAATGTTTTATTTTTTGTATCTTGTATATGTAAAACATTTTACCTGATTCTTCGGTAAAGTTTATATACTTGGCACCAGGTGTACCAAATTTCAATTCTAATTTTTCCATGCCTGTCAATGGTAACATTGTTCTAATGTCATTACCATCTAAAACTTGAATTTTACCTGTCATTGTGTGCTTGTAAATATTTTCTTCTAACTCTATTGAACCAATAATAGGTTTAATATCTACAATAACAGGTTTTTGATTTGCTTGGTGTATTCTATATGAAACGAGGCGGCAAACTTCTAAATTATAATCGCCTGCCTGTTCTATTCTGTCTGTATTAAAATCATCCATATCATCTAATTTCTATTCACTAGTTTATCAAATTCTTCTTCAAATAACGGTAAATAACCTGGGGCTAAAACTTTAATCTGTCTTTTCTCATCTTGTAATCTTCTTTCGTATTCTATATTAGATACTGATACTGCGCCTGGTTCTGTAACATTACATTCTATCTTATGTGTATAGTCAGCAGGACCATCACCAGATTGTTCACCACTCTTTTGTGTAATCTCATAATGGTGTATACCTTCTGGATTTGTGTACTTATTTGCTACAAATTCTTGAAAATTAAACTCATCTAAAGGCCAATCATAAAATCTATTTACAATATTATTCATAAGACATACTACATAAAAGTATTTTGTTGAACCATATAATTTATATGATACAGTTTCAGGAGTATCTCCCTCATCTACATCATAGCTATCATATAATGCTATGTTGTCTTTTATTTTACTTCTTACTTTAATTCTACGAAATATATCAGGTATTAGTTTTTGGTTGCCATCTGATTTAATATCGTATAATATTTTAGGAAACTTTTCAAAATACATTACATACCACCTTCATAAATTGTATTTTTAGTCATAAATTCTTGTTCAGTAAACTCTAATGTTAATTTATAAGTTACAGGCGCACCATCATCAAAAGAGCTCATTTGATTTTCTGGTCCATATTGTACATCAACACCTGTACATACACATCTTGATATATTATGTAAATGTGGATTTTTACCTTCGTTAAACATGTAATGGATTTCAAATTCTGAAGGCACTATAAACATTCTACCATTATATAAACTTTTATCTAAATGTGGATGTGAATGATATTTAAATAGTTTTATAATATTTTTTACTGTTTCTGTTTCTGTTACATTTCTAGGCCAAAAATCAAATGTGTATGAAAATGACCTAAAACCAGGACCAACATAAAATTGTTCTTCTCTAGGATTAACTGCTAATCCAACATTTTTAGAAACTAATCTAAAAATATCTCCTCCACCTAATGTGTCTAATGCACCTGATAATGCCTGTTTTACACTTGTTATTGCACCACCTGATACACCATCAACTATATCTGATAATGCCTCTGTTCTACTAGTAGCAGACGCAACATTTCTACCTGTTTGTAATAAATCACCAGCTAATTGTGCCTCTTCTACATCATAGGTATTTTTATAAGAAGCTTTTATTCCTGGTGGCATATAGATTGAAATAGCACTTGTAGTTTGTTGACCTGTAGGTATTGAAGATGTTACTGTATTTGTTAAACTAACAGGAGGTGTGCCTCTACCTTTTCTTAAATCTTCTATTGTGCCCGCTCCTCTACCTGGAGGACCACCTGTTGACGCTTGAAAACCTACATCTTTTGCTAGTTTAAAATCATTTGCAACACCACCTCTATTATTTGTAACAGTATAAAATATTATATAATGACCTAATTCCTGTGATGTCAAATCACTAGGATATTGTATTGTTGACATTGCCAAGGGGTCTTGTTTTACATTTTCTAAAGGGCTTGTAACTTCTAGTGGTGATTTCTTTAATAGTGTAGCCGCTACTTTACCTTGGTCTCTGGATTCTGCACCGCCTAATCCACCAGCACCTGATACTAGGGACGATACAAAACCTCCTGCCTTACTGAAAAAATCTTTTGCTTTTGCCATTTATAAATACCTTTATTAGTAATATTTATATAAGAAATAGGTATGATATGAGAAAGAGTTACAAAGGTTTATATAAACCAACCAACCCCAAAAAATACATAGGTAACGCTAATCAGATAGTATATAGGTCTCTTTTAGAAAGGAGATTTATGCGTTATTGCGACCTGAATGAAGATGTTACGGCATGGGCAAGTGAAGAGTTACCAGTTCGTTACTATAATCCACTAGACAAGAAATATCATAGATATTTTCCAGACTTTGTAATTAAAACTTCTAAAAATGATAAGTTTATGATTGAAATAAAACCATCACGCCAAGTTGGTAAACCAAAACCAGGTAAAAAGAAGTCAAGGACATTTATGCGTGAAAGTTATGAATATATCAAGAATAAGGCCAAATGGCAAGCCGCTAAATCTTATTGTAGTGATAATGGTATGAAGTTTAAAATAATTACAGAAAAAGAATTAGGCCAATATTAATTATGTCCTGGTGTAGAGTAACCAAACTCCATGTTTAATCCCATATCTTTATTATTATCTACTGTAGAATTTAATTTACCTTTTGACATGTAAGTATTTGATTTAACATTTGATATAGAATTGTTTGATGGATTAATTATTACTGTCTTATTAACTGCGTCATCAATACTTTGTTTAGTTAATTGCGACATTGTTTGGCCACTTTTTCTTGTAACTTCTTCTATAATAGTTCTTAATCTTTCTTTATCTGTTTCTGAAGAATATAATTTCAATAAATCGTCCATAGTATAATTACCAACACCCATATTATTGAGTTCTACTAATCTTTTATCTAATTTATTTTTTGTTCTTGATAAAGCTCTCTCTGTATTAAATAATTGTCCTTCTATTTTACCAACATCACTTGTTCTAAAGATATTTGATAAGAAACTCATTGCCTCATCAAAATCTCCTTTATTACCAGCTGCCTGAGCTGCCTTTGCTTGTTCTAACATTATTCTTTGTTTATCTACCTGCATCCTTTTTTTCTCATACTGTTGTACAGATAGATTGACACTATGTTGTAGACCAGCAATTTTTTCCATGTCATCTTGACTATATCCTAATCTGTTACTAGCAACATTTTGTAAAACACCACCTTTCATGCCATCTTTTACCGCTTGAATGGCAACTGTTTGTGCTCTATCACTTAAAAAAGATAAGTTCTCAAATAATGTTTGACTTTGTTCACCAAATACATCACCTTTTACTGCTAACATTTTTAAATCTTCAATTGACCTAAAAAAGTTATTTGCTTTACTTCTATCTTGCATTACAGCCAATAATGCTTCATCATTGAAATTTGTTAATCCATTAATCATTTGAATTAGACCGGCTCTTTCGCCCTCATCTATTTCACCTGCACCACCATCCGTATATTGTTTTGAAGCTGCTTTACTTGCTGTTCTTGTCAAACCTAAAGTTGACATGTCGCCAAAATTAATACCTAAATTTTCTAAAATACCTTCTTTTTGTTTAGCTGCCCACATGCCTAAATCTTTATCTAATTGTTTTGTAAAATTTACAGCTCTTTTAAGTGTTTCGTCTTCAAATGCCTCTGCTTTATTAATTAAATAACCTACACCTACACCTAATGCAACAGCAATTCCAGCACCTAATATTACAGGCAATGAAACCATTGCACCACCTATTGTCGCAAGTGTACCACCAGCTGCCACAAATTTGGCACCTAATGTCGCTGAAGTAAACATAGTAGCTGCACTTAATCCTAATGCTGTTTTACCAAATGTCGCTTCTGGATCCTTAATCTCACTTGCCTCTATTTGACCTGTTATATATTTTGTGGCCTCTGCAATCGCTGAACCACTCCAACCTACAACTGCACCTGTTATCGCACCTAAAGGACCAAACATTGCACCAGCAGTAACAGCACCTATAACTCCGTTTTCTATACCCTTTTTTTGTTCTTCATCTAAATCAATATTGAACCCAGCAGGTCCTGTAAATATATCTACAACTGGTCCAGCAATAGCACTTGCAATTATTCCGTAAATACCACCTTTTATTAATCTACCACCAATTTTCTTAGCAACTGCCTTTGCACCACCTGAAGCTGCTAATGTAGAGGCAATACCTAATGTAAGTAAATCTGCTAAATCAACACCTTCTAGTAATTTACCGAGACCTTTTTTCTCTTTTGGCGTGGACTCATCTACAGGTAATTCTTGCGTAGGCATGAATTGGCCTGCTTTTTCTTTTTCTAATTCTCTAGCGGCTTCTCTTTCTCTACGGTCTTTTTCTTTTTGAATTTCTACCTGTGTATATAATAATTCACAAACTTTATCTAATTTTTCTAATGATTTTTCTTGTACTGCTTTCATGCCTGTTAAGACAGCAGTACCAATAGATGTAGTTCCAGCCTGTAGTAAAACACCTGCTCTTTGTTCAGGCGCCATTTGATTTTGTACTAATGATATTGTTTGGCCTATTCTACCTTGTAAAGATTGAGCAACGCCAATAGCTGGATTTATTTCCATTTTATTACCTTATATACTTTTTCATTGTTAAGTAAATGCCATAACAAACAAATAAATAAATTGTTGCGATACCTACATCAACCAAATGTTCTCTCATATGATATATGAATTCTATACCTGCTTGAACATCACCTTGAGTTGAATTAAATGTCTGTTCAATATTTACAGGTTCACCATTTGCTGGGTCTAAATCGTTCTCTATTATGATTGTTTTCTCTGCCATTTTTCTCTACTTTATTTTTGAATTTTTGATGATTTACCGTTGACATACAAACCAAACCAGGCAGCGCCAGCACCAACAACGACAGATACAAAACCTGCCTGTGCGTTATTTGGAGCTTCTAATGCCATAAACCAGGTCATAGTTTCATAAAATACTAGACCATATAGTACCATCATAAGTCTTGGTACGGTTCTCCAGTTTGATAAGAATTGTGGTAGTTCTTCTTT